CCGGTATAGGTGACCGTGCCGTTGTTGTTAACATATTTCGCGACCTTGATGTCGCGCAGGTCATACTGAGCCATTGCTTTCCTCCTTAGCGTTGAAACTCGTTTTCGATCCAGTCTCCGATGACCTTGGCCCCCGGATCCGTGATCGCTTCTTCATTTCTGGCCATTCCGGTCCCGATGAAGGGACGCGCCGGCTGGCCTTGTTTGCCGAACTCGTTGATAAAGGCGATCTCCGCGTTTCGGGTCTGTTTCCCGTGCCGCGTCCGTTTGCCGGCGAAGGTAATGTCCTGATGGCCGCCGTTGTCGTCCTGCTTCGCCTTCACGGGCTTGATCGTGTCCAGGATGTGGACATCGCTTTCCGGATCCCGGACGCCCATGGCTTCACCCTGGGCCTTCACCTTGGCAGCGGCGACCTCGGCCATGCCGTTGAGCGCATCCTCGGTCACGTTCCAGGGGATCTCGCCGATCCGCCCGAAGGCAGCCTGCAGCTCGTCCATGCCGGAAACACTAAACGAGGCCATACATGCCGCCCCCGTCCGTGTATTCACACTCCAGCACCCAGTGCTGGCCGTCCTCGTCCGATGCATCTGTCAGGCTCGGCCACGTGAAGCCGGCGTCCACGAGGGCACGCTCGGCGGCCAGAATCGTCGTCTGCGGGTTTTTCCGGTGCGGGCAGTAGTAGTGAGCCTGCACGAGGTATCTCGCCGCGTAGGGCCGGCTCTCGGCCCACACGGTGGGAATGACGGAGTAGTTCCAGACGAAATACTCGGTACCTCCGCCGGTGTTGACGATCGGATAGACCGCATTCGGCAGGACGGTGTTCAGAGCCGTCTGCAGCTTCTCGCTCATCGGTGTCTGGACAGTCATCTCCACACCTCCTCGCACTCAAGCAGGAAGGTCCCGCGGCCGGTTTTCTTCAGCTTCGCGATCTCAAAGACGGTCCCGCCGTACTCGAGCAGGTCCTCGCCGGTGAAATCGTCCTCCCAGATCTCCGCGTTCAGCTTTGCCCGCAGGGCCTGTTTGGCATCCTCTCCGGACTTCTCGAGGATCACGCCCATGGGCAGGATCGCGTTCACGGTGCGCCCCGTATCGGTATCCGTTCCCGGATAACCGGAGGCGTCCCTGGCGACGATCCGGCGCTTCAGCAGGACCTGATCGCGCCACAGGCTGTCGACGTCCGGCGCGTCGGTCCGGTAGTGCTCCACGGTGACCTTTTTGTTCCAGGGCCCCGGGATCAGATCGTCCATGCCCTCCGTTGGGATCCCGACGACCGCCCAGGTGCTGCCCCAGAACTGGACCAGCTGCCCCCCCCAGCGGTGCGTGTCCGCTTTCGGGATGGCCAGATGGTAGATTGCACGGTGGCCCTCCGGCAGGGCGGCTGTCGTGCTGTCCACCTCGCTGACGGGTGCGATCAGCACGTTCCCGACTTCCACAGGATCCCAGCTCAGGCCGACACCCGTCCGGCTGAACTCCAGCAGGGTGACGGTGACGCCCCTGATCATAGCGGCGTCACCTCCGTCACGAGGTCCTCCACGGGGCTGCGCGAGCCCACTGCGCCGTAGTGGCCGAGGATCGCCTTGTCCTGCTTGGCCAGATACAGCTCCCCGACGCTGCCGTTGTTGAAGGTCCAGCTCTGCTGGTAACCGAGGGCGCTCATCTGGCCCTGCGTGGCGCCGACCGGCAAAGACGAGCTGCCGCCGTCGCCCAGCGCACGGATCACCATGCGGCAGGAGACGACCAGCTTCTCTCCGTCCGGAGCATCCGGCGCGAATCCGTCGATCATGATCGCCGCATCCTCCAGCAGGGCGGAGCATACCGATTCCTCGGCAGTCTCCAGCGTCCGTGTCATGCGTGCCTGGACGTCCTGTACGCTTGCATAGGCCATGATGTCACCTCATTTCTTTGCCGTTTTTCTCGTGGTCTTGCGCGGTGCCGCCGTCTTCTCTGATTCCCGGGGCGGCGGCGGGAGAGGCTGCGGGGGAGAGGGGAGCCGGTGGCCCCTTTCGAGGTATTCGTCCAGCCGGCTCTCATGCACCCAGAAGCTGTCACCCGTGTCCCGGTGAATCAGCCGGATCATGCCTGCGGCACGGCGCCGGTCAGGATGTTGAAGCAGTCGGTGTCGGCGCGGAAGCCGAGCTCGATCTCGGCGCGGACCGCAAACATGTTGTGCTCCCACAGGTTGACCTGCATGCTGCCGATGGTCAGGCCGGTCTGGTCGGCGAAGGTAACCTTCACGCCCTCGACGGTGCCGTACAGCGCCTGCGTCCAGTCGCCGGCCACGCCGATGATGGCGGGAGTGCCGGAGCCGGAGCCCACAGGAGCTGCGCCGGCTTTGTACATGCCGCGGCTCTCGATCGTCGGAGCGCCGAGAACACGGGCGACGCCGTCGCTGCCGACGCCGTCGACGAAGATGGGACGGCCGGTGCTGTCAACGTCCGCGAGCAGGATGCCCTTGGCGGACGGGGAGATGGCGAAGCCATTCAGGATACCCTTATGGTCTGCAATGTCGGTATAGGCGCCGGTGAGAGCGCCCCAGACGCTGTGGCTCTCGGTCTTAATCAGGCTCTGCGCGGTGCAGAGTGCGAAGTTGTCAAAGTTCTCGCCCGGCTTCTCGACGGCACCGATGACGGTGTTGTCGAACTTTTCGGCAAGAGCCAGGGGCAGACGGGAGACCAGAGCTTCATACAGGGAGTTCAGATCGCGGCGGAACTCGTCCGAGAAGGGGACGATGACGGCCAGCTTGTAGGCCTGCATGATCTTCGAGGTGAGACCCGGGTTGCTGACGGTCTTCGCGCCGGTCTCGGCGACCCATGCGGCCTGCGGATCGGAAGTGATCACGGGGATGGTCAGGCCGTTGCCCGGGAGCTTTACCTGGCGGGCGAGACGCATGACGGCGCTGCCCTGCTGGGTTTTCTGAAGGATTTCCTGCGCCACATCGGTCGGCACAGTGATGTTGGTACGGTTAGTGGAAATTCCGCTCATTTTAGAGACCTCCTAATAGTTAAAGAATTTTTTCTGCCCACTTTGTGAACTGGTCACGAGTGGACGCTGCTGGGAAAGTGTTTGGCTCGCCGCCGTCCGGCACGGTAAAGCTGCCGAGCGATTTGGCGTAGTTGAGGATGTCATCCGCCTGTTTCGTGCAGGCCTCCTCGGTCTCTCCGGTCAACAGATTCATCGGGACTTTTTTCTCGCCCGAGACCTTCTCGCGGATCCCGCGGATCTTCTCGGCATTCTTCATTCCTTCGATCTGGGTCTTCAGCTGGGCAAGCTCGTCGCGGGCCGACTGGAGCTCGGTTGCCGATGCGGCTGCGCCGTCCTGGGACAGCTTCAGCGCTTCGATCTGATCCTTCAGACTCTGCAGGTCCGCTTTCGCCGCGGTTACGTCCGCGCCGTTCAGGCTCATGATCTTATCGATTTGTTCCTTGCTTGCATCGGGAAAGAGCTCGGTAATGTCTGCGCGTTTCATGGATGAATCCTTTCTTCCTCTACGCTTTTTACGGGGTCGCATCCCGCGAGGCTGCATCATTTTACGACCTGCCGGTCAATTTTTCTTAATATCAGATCGCCCTTCAGGGCGTTATCTGCTCATTGTGCTTCTTCCAGGCGCGGATCCGCGCCTGCAGGTCCAGAATCTCGCTTTCTTCCTCCCAGAGGGCGGACCGCGGCAGATCATGGTGCCAGCTGCCGCCGACGGTGAGGGTGCTGCCGCCGATCAGCCAGTCGATGTGCTCGACCAGGTTCGGCGTGAAGTTGTACGCGGAGATCCCCGGATGCCGGCAGAAGAGGAACTCCCGGAAAAAGCTGTCGTCGCCCTTGCCGACCCGGTGCAGGACAGGCAGGTTTAGGTTCGGACTTTCAGACCAGTGCCCGCCGCGGACCCACGCCGCGAACTCCTTCGCGATGCAGTTTCGGATGTATATGCACTGGAAGCTGTGCCACAGGTCCGGCTGATACACCCGGCCGATCGTGTACGGGCTGTCCTCGAAGGGAATACAGCAGAAACCGTTGGCGACGTCGGCCATGGGCGCGGCCGCACGCCGGACGAATTCTTTCGCAAGCAGGAGATCGTCCTGCAAGTGCCAGGTCCCGCCCTCATCGGGCAGCTGCTCGAAGCTCTGCAGGCAGGCCTCCAGATTCCCGAGCTTTCTGTCGTCGAGGAAGATCTGCGCTTCCTCATAGCCCTGTTCCCGCAGCTGCGGCAGCATGAAGTTCTGCACGTACCACAGCCGCTGCGGGACCGCGTGGATCAGGATCTTCATGCTTCCGGAGAATCATCCGGCGCCGTACCCGGCTCTTGGTCCTTGATCCGCCGGATGTCGGCAGGAGAGAATCCCAGCATCTCGAGGAAAGTGTCCGTCTGGGCGAATCCTTCACGCGCCGAGGCGATCTTGATCGCCGCGTCCGCGGTGACGGCCACGTTCGGCATGGCCGGGTTCTTGAAGTGAGCCACGATCTCGAGATCCTCCTGCGGCAGATCGTCGATGCTGCAGTCCCTCTCGATGGCAAGCGCCATCAGAGCGATGGTCCGGAGGGTGTCACCGTTGCCGGCGTTCAGCTGCTCGGCCATTCTCACCAGCGTCTGACTCTGGGCGAGGATCGCCTCCGAACTGGTCGGGTTTGCGTCATTCACAACACCTGCATCGGTGACGGTGAGGCCGGTCTGCGCCGCGAACTGCGAGGCGAGGATCCTCAGCA